GTACAAAATTGGGCAACCGATGCAACGAAACCTACTGGGTTTGAAGCCCAGATGAACAGCATTTACCAACCCGTTAGAGCATTAGAGCAATCATCTGCGGTTGTCCCCATTAGGGGGTTACAATCTGAAATTATCAAACAAGCTCAAAGCAATATAGCCAAATTGGGAAATATAAATCCTACTTTGGATTTGGCAAATTCAGCTTTGACTCTGAATGCTCAAAACGGTGGGCTTACATTTTCTGAAATGCAAGCTTTAAAGAAAATTTTGTCTGATAGGATCACATGGAATCAGGCACCTGGGGCAAGTGCAATTGACAACAATATTCTTAAAAGCTTGAGGGCTGCATTAGATAGTGACATGCAGACATATGCCACTAAAGTTGGCGGGACTAAAATTGGCCAAATTTATGGTCAAGTCAAATCTCAGGCCAAAGATCTGTATGATCAGCGTGATAGCATTTTCAACATCACTGGAAATCCCATAGCAAACGCCCCTGGCTTCAAAGATTCTGATACTATTTTTTCCAATATTATCAAATCTGCGGCTAAAAAAGGCGGTAAAGATACGGAGAATCTTGCAAATCTCCAAAAAGCTGTCAGCCAATATGATCCGAATGCTTGGGCTTCTGTTGGTAAGGCTTATGCGGCTGATATGGTCCCTAATGATCAATTTACGTACAAGAATTTTAACAAGCTTTATGATGGGTATTTCCGGTCTAATCCTACAGATCCATCACTCGATGGTAAAACTTTGATCTTTGGCCCCAAGGGAAGTGGAGGGGCTAGGGATATGATGGATGCTTTCCACGATCTAGGTGCGTTTAATGCTAAAGGGGTTCCCCTCGGGCAAAAGCTTGATAATTTGGCATCTAAAGCTGGGCAGCAACCCTCAACTGGAACAGCCATTTTGGAATCTGCGATTAGTGGCGGAATTCCGTGGAAATCGGCATTGGCTGGGGCCGCTGGCACGGTTGCAAGTAGCAAAGGTGCTAGAAATATAGCAGCTCCCCTGCCTCAATATACCCCATCAAAAGCGGCCCAAGGCATTGCTGGCGCGGTACAAAGAACAGCACCTTTAATCGGGGCTCAAGCCCTTAACCCTGTGGATACGGAACGCTTGAAAAATCAGCAACGCCCAGGCCGCAAATCTGGTGGCCGGATCTCTGACAATTTGGTAGCTGCCGCTGACCGCGCCAAGAAGAACATCAACAGCAACACCGAGAGCCTTCTCAACATCCCCGACACTCATGTCGCCCAGGCGCTTGAGCTGGCCAACAAGTACCTGTGAGGACTGATCCATGACGACCACTAACAAGGGCCTGATACAACCCGCCAATGGCTCCTATGTGGATACATGGGATCAGCCGGTCAATAATGACTGGTCATACATTGATGCGGCCTTTGGCGGGGTAACGTCGCTCAATGCTACTGGGGTGTCGTCGGTGACATTGACGCTGACGCAATACCAGCCAATGGCTATCGCCATCTCTGGTGCAATGTCCAACAATGTGACCTACACAATCCCCTCGGGTGTCGGTGGCAATTGGATTGTTCGGAATACCACCACTGACGCTACAGGCGGCCCTTGGATGGTCACGTTCGCATCTGGCGGTGGTGGCAGCACTGTCACAGTTATCCGGTCAGTGAACAGCAATATCTGGTCTGATGGTACGAATATGTACTTCTCAGATTCGCGCCCGGCAGCAGCCGCAGGCTCCAGTACGCAAGTTCAATACAATAGCAGCGGATTCCTTGGCGGATCAAGTAATTTTGTTTTTGACGGAACTAATGTTGGTATCGGTACATCCTCAGTTATTGGAGGGTCACGGTTAAACATATCTGGCGGCGGAATATCTATGCCATCTGGTTTTGGTGTTTTTTATAATCCGGGCGGTTCTGATGCTACTGGAACTAATTTATATGCAAATACCCAAATATTTTATTGCAATGGTGCAGAACGCATGCGTCTTGATGGAAGTGGAAATGTAGGAATTGGTACGACCTCAACGTCTGGCACCAGACTGAATACTAGTGTGTCAACAGCGGCAAATGCCATCACTGCTACACTAGCAACTGGCGCTCATGATTGTTCTGCCTATATCGCTACAACGGCGTCTGGTGTTTACAACTTTGATTTTTTTGGTGCGTATACGGCTTCTGGTGTTAAGTTCCGTATAGACGGTGCGGGAAATGTCTTCACTTATGGGGGATCTATTACTAGCGGTGATATATCAGCAGGTGCAATTGTTGCAAGTGCAACAGTCCATTCATTGTCTGGCGGTTTTCAATTCCCGGATAATACCGTACAAACAACGGCAGCTACTGGATATACCCCGCCAACCTCTTTGGGTGCTGTTGGGACATATGCACTTTTAACTTGGCTGGGATCTGGGTCGCCACATGGGGCTTATGTATATCCGGGGGATCAAATTTCTGGAGCAAATTTATATTATTCTTCAACAAGTGTGGAGATTGGTGGTGGAAGCCCCAGCGGAACTTGGCAATGCATGGGCTACGCTGACAACGGGAATAGCCCATCAGGGCTTCCAAATAATGCTACTTTATGGTTGCGAGTCTCTTAAAAAAAAGGCCCCAGCCTGACCGAACAGACTGGGGCAAGTAGTTTACGACGCCACACAACAGCTAGACCTACAAGACAGCCAGACACCGAGCCAGCCAGCTTATAAGCCAAACACTATTGTTTGACCTGTCTAGTTTCGCATAGTTCATCCTATTTTCAAATAGCCACACGGCCAAAAGTGATATTTTTTTCTGCTCGAATGTCCTGATTTCGCCAGCACCAAACTTCGCTACGGACATCAAAGCAGACCCAAACTAGATCGTGATCTGGCCCGTAGTCGATTAGGATATGGGCTAAGGCCTTCCCGTTGGGCGTCTCAACAGGCAATGGAGGATTAAGCTGGAGCATCATCATTCAGTTTCCTTATCTTGATTGTTACCTGGTTTAGATCTTTTTGAGGCACAAACCAAGCTGGTGGGCGTCCGTTTGGCTTATTCATGTATTTGTCTTGCATTGCATCAGATCCCTTCATCCAGCCTCTGACGCAGAAGGTAGGGGACATCCCGGTCACTAAAAAGTAAAAGTGATTTGGATTGTCTTTAGGCCGCACAATCAAGCCATAGTGATGCTTGGCTGTTGTCCTGACTTGGACATCCTTCCCAAGATCGGCATCCTTAAAGTTGTTGACGGTTGCAGAAAAATACCTATCCCGCACTTTAGCAACGCATAGCTCCCCTAGCGCACCTTCGATGTCCATAAACAAAAGGTTTGTAGTGGGGTCTAAGGTAGGATCTGGTTTTCGACCATCTTTTATTGATTCATGATGACGCAGGACGCCGACATTGGTTGCACTTAGGATCTCAGAAAGAGTAAGCGTTGTCCACGCCGCCATTTGCCTCATCCTTTCTGACAAGTTTATAATAGCATCTATCGGCATGTTCTTGGCAATACGATCGAACTTTCTTTCGCATGCCACAGAACAAGTAATCCGATGGCTTATCCCCCGCCACAACGAAGCGACATGACAGGGGAGTAAGCTCATCAAATTTAATTGGGGCCTGTCCGGTTGCGGATACCTCTTTGCACTCGAACATACCCGTCCCCTATTTTTCTGGCGCGGCAACTGGGACCGGCAGCAACGTCCCTGCAAAGGCAAGATAATTGATGCCATCCACGTAGTGATCCTTGTTGGCCCTATCCTCCCCTAGCCTAGCAAGCTTCAAAGCATGCAGGATAAGCGCAACGTCATGGGGGGTGATATGTAGCCCCGTAATAGCCGAAGCGATCACCGCAGCTCTATCCATGCACATTTTGATGTTGCCATAGCTAGCATTTCGCTGGCCAACAATCACCAAGGCATCGTTCATTATCTCTGAGTATTCCATTTTATCTCCGGGGGGTTACAAATGCTTGGCTTCTATTGGAATCGCGATCCTGATCGGGTTCCTGCTCAAAATATTCCTGAGCCTTTCCAATCCAAGCCGTGTTGATGATGATGTCGCCACGGTCCTGCCACCAAACCTCACCATCAATATTCTTCCGGCGATAGAAGATCCGGAAGGTGATGAACTCTTGTTTGTTCAACAGGGCACAAAGTTCAGCTTGTGTAGCAACAGGATATTCCAACGTAAGCTGATGAATCTCCATGCCATTTGCGTTTGGCATGTTCATGGTGACTAAAAATCTCATGTGCTTTCACCTTCAT